GCAAATTGGTTTGCCAGCTCATCTTGCCTTATTAACTCAAATGAGTATTGTTCCAAATCCTTGCTCAGACGTGCCACGTAATCTCGACTCGCCTTAGCATCAGGCACTACATTCTTGACCCATGCCTCTTCGATTTCAGGTACCTTGTGTTGCAATCGCCACACGTTTCCTTCACCATCTGGAATTCCTAGGCCGCCATCGTCCGTATGCCCGTGGATTACTTCCCTTGGGATTGATAACCACTCAACACCCTCTTTGACCTTAGTCCAATGACTCACACAGCATGTCACCGCACCTAAACAAAACTCTTCCGAGACGCCTCGTCGTCGCATCTTCGCCACTTGATCCAACAAGGCATACAAGCGCTCCACCAACCTTGAGTTCCCGCTACCTTCCCAGTCACCCGACACAAAGCTTGCCAGTGCTCGTGTCGGGCTAGCGTACACCACACGATTAGTTATAGTGTTCCTAAAGAACTCCGAGCGCTTGCCAACCATCTGTTTCCACTTGTTGGCATTGAACAGCATTGAATCCATAATCTTAAGCAATTTCTCCCCGTCAGTACCACTACTAAGCATGATATCAATATCGTCACCTCCGTGGTCAATCATAAGTACGGGCCTGAAATTATACAGCCTCTCATAGTTCATGAGAGCAATGTCTATATAAACAAAATTCAACACTGAGTTAATCCAAGTTGTCCCCCTCCAACCGGAGTACAATCCTTTCCAGATCTTGTGCCTTTTGCCTTCTCTATCTTGCAGCTGCATCTGGTACATCCCCTCAGCTATCGCATCTACAAACATAGCATAATCCCTTGGAGCATTGACGGCCTTGTTTAGTTCCCTTATCACTGCTGCCATCTCATCCGCTGAGTGCTGCTCATTGAAATCAGCCCAATCGTACAAGAAATGATGTATCCCGGTCGCCATCTTGCGATCAAAATTGATGATATAATCATCCGGTATCGTATTTAGTCTAACACTACCTATTTGCGACTGTTTCTCCGCCACATTGAGGACATAACAGAACAGTAAAAAGTGGACTAAACTACCAGGCAGTAACACTCTTTCCTTGCCTCCCGTTTCATATTTAATCATACATTTTGTAACGTTAAACTCTTCCAGACTAAGCTCGCCTAAGGCATCAAGTAGCTCATGCATTTCAAAGAATGACTGCTTATTGTGTCTGTTCTGTATCTCGGTCAATGTATCATTAAGCACATCCAAAACATGGGCGTAGTACTTCTTCTCCTGGGTAGGAATTAAATTCTTGACCAGGCTACCTTTTGTCAACCATGTTTTTCGCAGCTGATAGAAATCGAAAAAATCCTGGAATTTAACCTTTCTTGGCTCGTTACGTATGCGCATGTGTGCCGCGGCAACGGCCACCTCAAAGTCTTTGTTGTACTGGGCCCTGGTAAACATATCAGTCGTAGCGTCATAGGACAAATGTTCCGACTCGTAAGTGTCAGCCTGACGCTCCTCAACTACCCTTGCCTCATCTATGATATACTCGGCCCGCCCGATAAGTAGATCCATGTACATCAGCGTCTGCCTATCAGGTTCCGTTATCTCTGTGTTCATCACAAACCTCGAGGTGCGTATTAGTGTATGAACATCTTTCATCACTTTAGTCCAGCTATGATAATTAATTGAGTACCACTTGTAAGCAAACTCTGCTACGCTAGTGTAAACTCCTTGTCCTATCCAGTGCGAAATTATTGATGTTACGAAAGACTGAGGCGCTCCCACCTGTCGTTCACCTATCCACACTATCTCATCATAATCCCAAATATCGAAAGTTTCGATCAGTCTCCTGACTGTAAGATTTGCGCGTGATATTTCT